TGGCTTGATTCTGGAGGATTAGATAAATATGTTTTATTTATCCCTGATGGACCGCTCGGAAGTATGCTTCATGGTCCTATTGCTGCAGAGGAAATTAAAGACCCGGGAATCGTTCAAAATAAGGTAGGCCATGTATTAGTGCAAAGTGTATGCTCTCAGGATCCTATTTCTGTGGCTACTATCGGATTATCTAACGTCTTCGTTTGCTTCAATCGCATAAATGAAGTATGGTCGCTTAATTCGGAAAGCCATACTTCCTGGGCGTAAAATAGAAATAAAAATATCCTTACAAAATGTCGATCATTGTAAGGAGAAAATCCCGGGATTCAGTATCTCCCGGGTAACTCTATCGAAGGGTGAAATTCCCTTTGTTTATTTCTTTAGATAATGATATTCCATCATTATCTCATCTCCGAGTGGGGAAGGGCTTTAATAAACTTCCCCACTAAATTTATTTAATTTTTATTTGTAAACTCAAACTTTCTTTTCTTCGTCTGGGGATAGGTTGAGATCCCTATCCCTGCAATTATTTATTTATTATATAAAAAATGTTAATTAATAGGGAAACGGTAAGAATGAAAAAAGGATTGGAAGCTGATAATAATATAACTTTTTCAGAGGCTTGCACAATACTAAAGAAAAGCAAAAGAACAGTTTCCAGGTATATTAAAGCCGGGAAGTTAAATCCGAAAAAAATTAAATCTCGGAAAGGAATTGAATATCGTTTTGACCTAACCGAACTTGAGAGCCTGAGGAAGCCGGACACTACCGGACAGATGACACGACAAATTAATTTTGATGATAAAAATAATGACACTTTGATACTTCTTAAAGATACTATAAGGCTTTTACAAAAACAGTTAAAAGCTAAGGATAAACAAATCGCAAATTTTCAAGACAGACAAAGGGAAGCAAATTATTTGCTTAAAGGACTCCAGGATAAAATTTTGTTGTTAGAAGATAAATCAAAGGGTAAACGACCGGACAAAAAAGACCAGACAGATGACACAACAAGTCAAGTTAAATGGCAGGGGTTAAATGGTTTCCTTAAACGATTATTTAGAATAGCTGATTAAAAAGAAATAAGTTTTTAATATTATAAAATAAAAAGGGACTCAAACCGCTAAGTTAAAACCCCTTTTTAAAAAGATATAGAGCTCCTACTAACCTATTTTTAGGTTACTCTTTTTATATTTTAAGGGACTGGGAAGAAAATGTCAAATTATAAAAGATAGGTAATCAGGAATGAATATATTAAAAGGTAAACTTGATAAAAAACAGATGGCCAGATTTGCCGGTGTGGAAACACTTTCAGAGATCGACAAATCTTTGGCCAGGCTGGCTGACCAGGGCTATCTGAAATACAGGAAAATAAAAGGCGGGATATACAAGTTTACCCTATATCCGGAGCCTGTAAAGGAGATAAATTTACAGTAATGAAACAGGATAGGAAGAAAATCAAAAAGGAAAAAAAGAGAATTAAGGCTATTCGGGAATTAAGGGATCAAAGAAATAAGAGAAAATATAATCTCGGTTTTACGTTACCACGGACCCGGGATATCAGATTTAAAAATCCGAAGGAAAAAAAATAAAAATAATAAAGGGGGATCAAGCTGATGACTTCTTATGACGAAGTTGTAAAAGATACAGAAAAAAGAGACGAATTCGATATTGAAGTAAGTATCGAATTTGCCCACAATGAGAAAAAAATTGATGAAAAGGAATATTTAGAATTACTCTGTTTAATCAGGATAGCGAAAGGTTTGAATAATCTGGCTACTGTATCCGGAAATTATGCGAATTTTATAGCGAATAAAAAATAAATTAATAGGCTGGTAAAACAGCCTTTAAAATCCGGTGGGGTTGGTGATTGGTCTCCAAAACTCCTTTCGGCTGATCCTGCCGGGTTAAGAAAGGAGCTTTGGTTTTATGGAAAAAATGAACAAAGAGGAACGAAAAAGAGAAGCAATAAAATTAATCGAAAAAGAGTCAGATAGTCTAAAACGAGATGTCTACAAAAATTCTCCGGAACTGAAAAAGTCAGCTAAAAAAAATCTGGTAATAAACCTGGCTATTCTCCCGGAACCGGAAAGGACTATCTATAAATTAAAGATGATAGCAGAAGACGAAATATTTAGTTATCTCGATTTAGAAACAGAATTAAATACCGCTATTAGAGAGGCAAGGCAAAAGACTGCTAAAGATATCACTACTAAAATTTCTCCAAAGCCGGCCATATCTCAGGGAATAGATCAGAAGAGATTAGATCTTCTCCTGGAAAATGCAATCCCGGACAAAGGATTTTTAAGAGATTATATAAATGTTTTTTCCAAAGCAACCGATTGCCCTAGAGCCTTTTTATTCTGGGGTGCTATGGTGATGGTGGCCACTATTTTAGGGAAAAATATGTATATAAAATATATTGCCGAGAAGATCTGCCCTAATATATGGTGTGTATTTCTGGCCGATAGCGGGGGTAGAAAAGGGACCGGGATTAACCTGGTAACCAACCTTTTAAGCAGGGTTGACAAAGATCTGCTTCTCCCGACGGTAGCCAGCGAAGAGGGATTGGTCCGGGCCTTAGATACCAGTAAAACATTTGGAAGGGATATCGGTTTTATTCACTGGCAAGAGTTTGCTACTATCCTGGCTTCCTGGCAAAAATTGAATTCCTGGAAAACCTCTAAAGAGTTTTTAATGAAAATATACGATGGAGCAATTATCAAAAAACAATTGAGTAAAGAAGAATTTAATGTCAGGGATACTGCAGTTAGTTTTACCGGTGCCTGTATACCTATGAGTTTTAATAAATATTTTACCTTAGAAGATCTGGAATCCGGTTTTTTCGCCAGGGTATTCCTGATCTCCGTATTAGAAAATGAGAAATATTATCCCCTTCCCGGAGAAGTAAACGATATCGATCTTAATAGATTGGTAATGGGATTAAAAAAAATAGGGGATATATACGATGATAAAAAAATGTCTTATGAGGCAATAGAGGATAAATTCGGTATCTGGGCTAGGGGCAAAAGGAAGGAAAAGGAGTATAGCTATCTTAAAGCCTTCTATGCCCGGATCGAAACATCCTGTCTTAAATTGTCTATGATTTACCACGCTTGCCTAGATAAAGAAAAAGATAGTGATCTGATATCAGTAGAGGCCTTTGAATATGCCACTAAGGCAATCGATTTTCTTATTGCTTCCGGTCAAGTAATGGTTTCCGAACATATAGGGATAAGTGAAGAACAAAGATTAACCAAAGAGATCGAGAAATATATCAGGAAAAGAGGGAAAGTCTATAAAAGAGAGATTATCGAAAAATTTAGCCTGCAATGGAAAGTTTTATCTGATATTGAAAACAACCTGATAGAAAAGGAATCTATCTATATTATGAATTTAAAACCTTTACCTGGTAGTGGAGCAGGGAGATCAAAAAAAGTGTATATAGCTATAAAATAATTAATTTTATTAATTTTAAGGCGTTATAATTAATTCAAGGGCAAAAAAAGCCTTATATATCAATGGTTACAATTTTCAAAAGGGTAATTAATTTTAAATTTTAGCAAACCTAAGGGAAGGAAAAAATATTCCACCCCATATGTATTCTATAATTAATTAATTAATTATATATATATTAATATAAGTATTATATAACAATGGTTACAGAGGCGGGAATTAATTTTAATTAATTTTAACTTCTAAAATTAATTCCTGGAAGCCTTTGTTTATAAGGACTCGAAAATAATTAATTTTAAAAAAAGGTAGGTGATAAAAATAATGGTTCCTGAAAGAATGAAATTTCTGGATCGGTTTGATAGTTTTTACCGGGTAATAGCTAACGCTATAAAAGAGAATAAAGTAACCGAAAGAGATTTTTATTTAATAATCGGTGCTAAGGTTAAATCAATGAATCAGGAGAGGCGGGAAAGAGTCGATATAAAGGTCAATTTAACTAAATAACGTCAAAATAAAAACGTAGAAAAGGCAAAAAGGAGCTATCGAAAAGCCCTTTTTGAGTCTGGAGTGCTCGGTTTCGGCTACCGAGTATCATTTTTAATCGTCAAAATATCATTAATCGAAGAAAAAACGTCAAAATAAAAAAAATTAATTTATGAAAGTCCTTTATTTACAAGGCTTTAAAAGATTCATAATAAAATAATTTGGGCTTTCTGGCGTATAATTGCCTATTCTACGTCAAAATACTTGACAAAGCAGTATCAACCCCATATAATAACAATTAGAAGAATAAAATCATTATAAAAGGGGGCTTTCAGAATGAAAAGGCAAAAAACCCCGGTGGTATTAACCAGGGAAGAAATTTCTAAGATCATAGGGATAGGATCGACACTTGAAGAATTTTATAAGACAAAATTAAAGGAAGAAAAGACAAAGGAAATAAAATATCTAAGCTATTTTAAAAACAATATCTTTTTATCAATACGGAACCAGGCAATTATCAGGCTGCTATTCTCTACCGGTATCAGGAATCAAGAAGTCTGCAATCTCGATGATCAGGATATATATTATAAAGAAAATCGAATTAAGATTAGGGCTGGCAAGCGCGATAATGATGAATACCAACCTTTAACTAAAAAGGAAACCTGGAAAGAATTAAAAAGATACTCGAAGGCCAAAAATGCTTTTAAAAACAATGGAGAAAATGCTTTCTTTATCGGCAAAAACGGCGAAAGGATCAGACCCCGGGAACTTCAAAGATTTATAAAAGATTATGCTAAGCAGGCCGGTATAAGCAAAAATGTTTATCCTCATATTTTTAGACATACCTTTGCAACCGAATATCTAAGAAATACCCGGGATCTTAGGCTAACTCAGAATGCTTTAAGACATAAAAATATAAACTCAACGATTATTTATACCTATGTCTCTAAAGATGACGTGGCCAATGGCCTGGATAAAGCGAATTTATAAAACGAAATCGCTGTAACTGTTATAAACAAAGGCTTTGCGGGATTTTGAGAAACGTTCATATACCGCTTATATGAAGAATATTCAAAGAGGCCTTATAGATATTACCTATTTTTAAAAACAAGTGCCTTAAAAACGATTCTAAGCATACTTTTTTTAACGAAACCACAAAATTAATACAATCATAAGCTAAAAGGCAAGAAAAGCTTACCAGGCTAAAAATTGAGGGGTATTCAGGGGTATTCTATCTAAATTATCTAATTAAGAAGGGGGTATTTTAGAAATGAAAAAGGGGGTAAATTATATCGAATAAAAGAATAGTTTTTAAAGGGGACCAGGGAAAGACCCTCTAAATAAGATTTAAAAGTTGAATCCTTAACAATCTTATTCTTTGGATCTTCCCCTAGCTCCTCTATTCTATCATCTTTTAAAATGTTAGGAAAGGGGAATTAAAATGGTAATGGTAAAAATATTTTTTACCTGGTTAATGGTTATGATCTTTTATGCAGTTTATAAGCTGATCTTCAAAAAGGAAAGGCCTATACCCGAGCAGGTTATCATAAAAGCCAAAAATGGAAAGAGAACGATTGTTATCTTGCGTAATAAATAAATTTGACTTGGCGGTCCGGACTTTTCGTAAGGTTGGATTAAGGATTTTCCAAAACTTTGGCTCTTAATCATAGGACATAAACGGAAGGTCCGGCTGGCCTAAATAAGGAAGGAGAGTTTATGCCTTTTAAAGATAAAAAAAAAGAGAAGGAATATCAAAAGCAATATCGAATCGAGAACAGCGAAAAAATACTAAAGTATCAAAAACAATATCGCTATGATAATTCAGAAAAAATAAAGCAAGATATAAAACAATGGAATATTAAAAATAAAGGAAAACAAAAAGAATATTATAAGCAATACCGTATTAAAAATAGGGAAAAGATAAAGGAATGGTTTACTGGAAACCGGGAAAGAATAAAGGAATATCGAAAGCAATATCAAATCGAGAATAAAGAAAAACTTTCAGAACAAATAAAACGATATGGCAAACAATATCGTATTGAAAACAAAATAGAATTAAATGAAAAATCTAGACAAAACTATTTTAAGAATAAAGAAAAAGTATTAGAACGGACTAAACAATATTATATTGATAATAAAGAAAAATATCAAAAATATCTAAAACAATGGAGTAAGGAAAATAAAGAAAAAGTATTAGGATATGGTAGGCAATGGCAAAAAAATAGGCGAAAAATTGATCTAAAATTTAATCTTAATGGTAGAATTTGTAATATGATAAATCAATCTTTAAGAGGCAATAAAGCCGGTAGGCACTGGGAAACTCTTGTAGGCTATACGTTAAACGATTTAATAAAACGGTTAAATAAGACTATTCCAGAAGGTTACACGTGGCAAGATCTTTTCAATAGTAAATTGCATATTGATCACATTATCCCAATATCGGCTTTTAATTTTACCAGGCCAGAGCATACCGACTTTAAAAGGTGCTGGGCTTTGAATAATTTAAGATTATTGCCGGCTAAGGAAAATTTAAGCAAACATAATCATTTAGATAGGCCTTTCCAACCGGCTTTAAGAATTTAAAAGGCGGTGATTATTATGAAAAAGAAAAAAATTAATAGCAGGCTCGGGACCCCGAGTGAAAGCAAAAAAAAGAAAAAAAATCAATATACAAAATCTGACGGTGGTATTGATCTTATTGAAAAATTCCCGGGGATTGATTATTTAAAATATAGTATTAAAAAGGGAAAAGGAAAAAGAAAAAGATAGGCGGTGATATTATGCCATACATACCAAAAAATAAATTTATAAGTCCGGACCCTGCAAAAAGGGAAAAGCAATTAGCAAACCTAATTCAGAACAGAATGAAGCGGTTAAGAAGGCCAGCGATTAACCCAATTAATTTTGATGATCCTGAATATAAAACAGACATTATCAGATTTGCCGAAGAACAATTTTATATCCCGGAAACACGATCCCCGATTATTCTTGAAAATTGGCAAAAAGAAGAAATCTTTGAACCGCTATTTTACGGAGATCGAGCCTATACGATGGCGCTATTAGGTGAAACAAAAAAATCCGGGAAATCTACTCTGGCCGCTTTAGTTGCAGAGTGGTTCCTATTCTGTGGCGAGAATTATTCGGAGATTTATCTCTTAGCAAGGGATAAAGATCAAGCCTCCTGGGTTGTCTTTTCTAAATTGGTAAAAGCGATTGAAATGAATCACCATGCTTTGATCCGTTGCAAAATTACCAAAGACGCAATCGAAGTCCCCAGTAAGGGATCAGTCCTGAGGTGCTTGCCGACAGATGTCAGTTGCGCGGGCCTGAATCCGAACCTCGTAGTCTGGGATGAACTTTGGAGTTACGAGTATGAATCTATGCAAAGGGTTTTTGAGGAATTGACTACCGTTCCCACTCGAAAAAATCCCCTATCTCTAATCGTTACCTATGCCGGCTATGATGATGAGAGCCTGCTATACCGGTTATACAAAAAAGGAATGGAACTCGAGAAGAATCCGGACCCGACTTTCTTTTTCTATTGGGAAGGGGAAAACAAAATTCCTATTAATCGAATGCCCTGGCAAACCGAAAAATATTTAAAGCAGCAGGAAGGCCGGTTAAGAAAAAATACTTACCTTAGATTGCATGAAAACAAGTGGGTAAGCAATATTACTCAATTTATAGATATCGATAAATTCGATCAATGCGTTAATGAAAAACTGACCCCATTATTACCGGATAAAAAAATTAAAATCTGGGTGGGAATAGATGCTTCGGTAAAAGGGGATTCAACCGCGGTGGTGGCCGTTACCAGGAGAAAAAACAAGATAATTCTGGCCAATTACAAAAAATGGCAGCCGAGCAAAGAATATCCGATTGATCTGGAGGAAACAGTCGAAAAATATTTAATTGAATTATCCCGGGCTTTCAATCTCCAATTAGCTTTATATGACCCCTACCAATTGCATCGATCCGCTGTTACCTTAAAAAAGAAGGGTCTCTTTATGAAGGAATTACCGCAGACGGTCGGAAACACTATCGATTTTAGCCAAAATTTTTACGATCTGATCGAATTCGGCAATATAGAATTCTATCCTTCCCCGGAAATACGGAGACATATTAAATCTTGCAAAGCTAAAGAGATGGAAAGAGGTTACAGAATTATTAAGGAAAAACACTCTGAAAAAATTGATATAGCGATAGCCGGTGCGATGGCCGCTCTGGGAGCGGTCCGGAGCTTCGCTAATGAACAGGAAGAAAAATCACAAATAATTCATAATGACGGACCGGGTGGAATCTGGATTGAAGATCCCAATGAGCCGGAAGATTTCGGATATTTGCGAAGGGTCCCGATCGATAATCCCTGATACTTGCAAAAAATTAATTAATAGTGTATAATTAAAAAAAATAAAAAAATGAAGGAGATTCCAGATATGAATAATGGATTTTTAACGGTTAAAGATATGTCGATAATCTTTGAGATTAGCACGCAGGCGGTTTATGAATGGATGAAGGATAAGAGATTAAAATTCTATCAGATCTCGAATACTAAGAGAATTAAACCGGATGACTTACTGCAATATCTGAAAGACCGGGGAAATTCTCCAGGGAATATGAAAGATTTTGAATTTAATATCAAAAACTATTTAGCACAAAAAAGGATACACGGAAAACAATTCTATATAAAATTAAGAGATTTGGAAAAGGGTCGGCAAAGGTAAATGAGAATAAGAAAGATAATTTTTAAACGAGCTGACAATTTAAAAATCGAAATGTTTTGTTTGTGGAACGGAATGAAGACCCCCGGAATTCTCGTTCCTATGATGTTTGCTGAACAATTCCAAAAAGAAATGAAAGAATTACAGGGCTTAGTATCTAAAGAAGAATATAAGGAATTTCTATCAAAATGTTTTGGGGTAAAACTGGAAAATGCTATCGAACAAGCTGAGAATATTATTAAAAAAAAGAGGTCAAAATAATGGAAGAAGTTGTATTGACTGATGAGCAATTTAAAGAGGCCTGCAAAGAGGCAGGGCTTGAAAAATCTTTGAGTAATTATACTCAAAAGATATCTGATAAACGAGTAACCGAAGGGATCGGGACTTTCAAAAAAAATCAGGAAAATAAAAATCTTACTGATCAGGAAAGGATCGTATCCCTGGAAACTGAGCTAAAAGAAATAAAAGCCGAAAAGGCTAAGGATAATTTAGAAACTCAGATTAAGGCCGAAATGAAAAAAGAGGGACTTTCTGAGGGGCTATTAAAATATGTCAGGTGTGATGATCCTGACAAAGTGGGTGAGTCTGTAAAGGCCTTAAAAGAGGACTTTCTTAATCTCAAACAAAGTGAAATCGATACTAAATTAAAAGAGGGTGGAATCCCGCAAAAGGGCGAAACAATTAAAGCTGATTCGGTAATCGAGAAATTCGTAGAAGGTAAAAATACCGGAAAGGCCGAAGGTCCTTTTGAGGGAAAATCTACCGAAAATATTGAAAAAGGAGATTAAGACAATGCAAAATTTTTTAAGTGAAATAACAGAAAAAACAATGGGAACGTATCTTGATAAAAGAAAATGGATGTTAAGATACTATCCTGATTATTTTCCTTTGAAACCGACCCCATTTTTAACTTATGAGGTTTTAATAGGCCTGATGGGGATATCGGCTGCCGATCTGGTATCTTTTAACAGCTCGGCTCCTGAAAAGACCCGAAGGGTGCTTGATAAACTGACCGGATCATTACCGGCCATAAGGGTAAAGAGGGTCAAAGATGAGGTTGCTATTAACGAATATTTAGTTGCGAAAGCCAGTATCAAGAATGACCAGGATATGAAGGCCCTGCTTGATATGGTTTTTAACGATATCGATTTTGTAGTTGAAAGCGTGCAACAACGTTGCGAATGGCTTGCCTTGCAGGCTTTAAGTCAAACAAAGATATCATTAACCGCTACCAATTCGGCCGGTGTTATAACCGAAGAAGCTATAGATTTCGGGCTTCCTTCAGCAAATAAGGAATACGTCGGGGGGGCTGCTGCAAATAGACAATGGACGGTTGCAAATGCCGCGACCAGTCTACCGATTACCGATATAAAAACTATTTGCTTAGAGGCCTTAAAAAAGGGTGTAGTGATAAAACATATCCTTATGAATCCTACTAAATTTTTGGATTTTCGGGCAAGTCAAGAAGTTAAGGATTTTGTTTATGGAATACTGGTAAGCGAAGCCGGAATAACTCCGGGGGTTGCTCCAACGTTAAAAACGATTAATAGGGTTTTAACCGAGAGCGGTCTTCCTGACATTCGGATAATCTCAACTTTTATAGATCTGGAAACTGAAGATCACGACATTACCGCGACCGATCCCTGGCTTGATTCTGGAGGATTAGATAAATATGTTTTATTTATCCCTGATGGACCGCTCGGAAGTATGCTTCATGGTCCTATTGCTGCAGAGGAAATTAAAGACCCGGGAATCGTTCAAAATAAGGTAG